TCTCAAGCTGTATACGAACGTGACGTAGGCAACACACCGATGTCCGACTTCCGCTACATGTACAAGGCCGACTTCGATGGCGTTGCGTTGGTAGAGAACGAAGACACCTGCCGGTTTGTATTGAGGGCAATTAAACCAGCGAGGATTACATGATTGACTACGGCGAAGGTTTCATCAAGATCAAGGCGCTGCAACGTGAAGCGCATGACGCACTACTGGAGTACGACTGGCAGACTGCCTGTGACAAGGCAGACGAGATCATTGTCGCCGCCCGTGCTATCCGTGTGTTCTGCATAAGTAAGCTGCAAGAGGAACTCAACCAATGACCCATGACGAAGAACTACATGCACTCTATGCGGGGTTAGCAATGATGGGTTTGATATCGAAAGGGGTTGATGGTCCGAACTTAGGGCAACAAGCTTTTTCACTTGCGGATATGATGATGGATGAACTGGAGCAGCGAAATTCCCCGCCAACTGGCGGCTTGGCTGCGGTCAAACCCAAACGCAAGTACACAAAAAGGTAGGCATCATGGCGCTCGTATGGTCGTACAGCAGCATTAAGACATTCCAGCAATGTCCGAAAAAGTACTTCCATTTGAAAGTAGCCAAAGATGTACAAGATAAGGGTAGTGAAGCTACACGCTACGGCAACGAGGTACACAAAGCTGCGGATGACTACGTCCAAAACAATGTGCCAATACCCGAGAAGTTTGCTTACATGCGGGAGGTGTTGGACGCACTTAAAGCCATACCGGGGGAGAAGCACTGCGAACTAAGGCTTGGGATGCGGGAGGACTACAGCCCCTGTAAGTTCTTTGATACAGGTGTGTGGTGGCGGGGCATAGCTGATTTGCTGATCATTGACGGCGACTCTGCATTCTCTGTTGACTACAAGACTAGCAAGAACGCCAAGTACGCCGACACTAAGCAGTTGGATTTGGTAGCCACAGCACTGTTTGCCCACTTCCCGCAAGTCAACAAAATCAAGTCAGCGTTGCTGTTTGTGGTTAGCAACGAGATGGTAAAAAAAGACCACGTACGAGACAACACAGCCGAATACATGAAGCCGTTCCAGTTTGACTTAGAGCGACTTGAGCAAGCACTAGATAACAATGTTTGGAACGCAGTGTCGGGGCCGCTATGCAGTTGGTGTCCGGTAACTACATGCCCAAATTACAAGGAGAGAAGAAGGTGAGCAGACCCACATACGAAAGTTCTACTAACGTAGCAAAAGAGCTAGAGATAGCAGCTAAATTTTGCAGTGTGTTTGACTGTACCTACGAGCAATACCCTCCACTACATGCGGTAAACGGGAAGTTCGTCAAAGACGGTAAGGTGCAAGCTATAGCGGAGATAAAAGTTAGGAACAACGCTAGCAACAAGTACCCTACATTAATGATGAGTTCTTCCAAGTATAGGAAGGGATTAGACTGGGCGCATAAAGAAAACGCACCGTTCCTTCTAGTGATTAAGTTTACAGATGGGCTTTTTATGACTAAAGTTGGTGCGAAGTACCAAGAATCCATCGGAGGGCGTAAAGACCGTAATGACCCCGACGATATAGAGCGATGTGTCTATATACCTATGGACTCATTTAAGCAGGTAGCTGCGCAATGGTAAGGAGAATCACATGCCATACGTAAACAAACCTCGTCCCTACAAAAAAGAGTACGAGCAGTACCAAGGTAAGCCAGACCAAATAAAAAAACGGGCGCAGCGCAATGCAGCCCGTGCGGAGCTAATGAAGACGGGCCAAGTGTCCAAAGGAGATGGTAAAGATGTCGATCACGTCCAACCTCTTAGCAAAGGGGGGTCAAGTTCTAAAGGCAACCTTCGGGTCAAGACAGCCAGCAACAACCGGTCATTCAGCCGCAATGCAGACCACACAGTCAAACGCAACAAAGCCAAAGCGTAGCATTCTCGCGGACTACAACTGGCCGGGACAGTTCAAACCGTTTGCGCATCAGAAGCAGACTTCAGACTTCCTTACTCTGAACCCCAAAGCCTTTTGCTTTAACGAGCAGGGTACTGGTAAGACGGCAAGCGTGATATGGGCCGTCGACTACCTGATGAACTTGGGTGTGCTTCGCAGGGTGTTAGTGATCTGCCCGTTGTCCATCATGAAGTCCGCTTGGCAAGCTGACCTGTTTAAGTTTGCCATCCACCGTACTTGCGACGTAGCCTATGGAGATGCTAAGCAGCGTAGGAAACTGATTGAGCGCGGGGCTGAGTTTGTCATCATCAACTTTGACGGAGTGGAGATCGTCAAGGACACCATACTAGCCGGTGGGTTTGATTTGATTGTGGTAGACGAAGCAAGTGCATACAAGAACCCTACTACCAAACGGTGGAAGGTACTGCGGGACATAGCTGCTAAGTGCAAGGGTATGTGGATGTTGACCGGCACACCCGCTGCGCAATCCCCGGTAGATGCCTACGGCCTAGCCAAGCTAATCAACCCCACGGGTACACCCAAGTTCTTTGGGCAGTTCCGTGACCAAGTGATGTACAAAGTAGGTGAGTTCAGATGGATACCCAAACCCAACTCACAGGAGGTGGTGCATAAAGTATTGCAGCCAGCCATACGGTTTGAGAAGAACCAGTGTCTTGACCTACCTGATGTGACTTATGTGGAACGAGATGCACCGTTAACCCCACAGCAGATGGTTGCGTACAGGGCGATCAAGTCCCAGATGTATATGGAAGCGGCTGGGGAGTCCATATCGGCAGTCAATGCAGCGGTTAAGATTAACAAGCTACTTCAGATATCTGGCGGCTCAATCTATACGGACACTGGAGAAGTTGTTGACTTTGACGTAAGCAATCGTCTACGGGTAGTACAAGAAGTTATCAACGAGGCTAGCCACAAGGTCTTGGTATTTGTACCCTTCACGCATACGATTAACTTACTGCATGAGTACCTAACCAAGAACGGCATCACATCGGATATTATCAACGGCAAGGTATCAGTGAACCGACGGCACGACATCATCAGCCGGTTCCAAACCGACCCTGACCCTAGGGTGCTGATCATCCAGCCACAGGCTGCATCACATGGCCTGACCCTGACCGCTGCCAACGTAATTATTTGGTATGCGCCAGTGACCAGTGTAGAAACGTACCTCCAAGCCAACGCCCGTATCAATCGCCCCGGTCAGAACAATCCTATGACCATCGTGCACATAAAGGGTAGCGCTACAGAGGCACGGTTGTACAGTATGTTGCAGACCAACATAGATAGTCATACAAAAATAATTGACTTGTACCGCAGAGAAATTGAAGCGAGTACTTGACAAAGTCAAGGTGTGTGGTAAACTGTGGGTCGTGGGCATGACGTATGCGGCCCATCAACCTAAGGAGCTAGTATGGAGAACGAAGTAGTTGAGCCGGGACCAGCTATCCCATCAGATGCGCTTGCCGATATCTACATCAAGATTCGTGGCGCTAGGGAAAAGCTGAAAGAGGAGTACGAAGAAGGCGATAAGCATCTGAAGGAACAACTAGATGTAATCGCAGAAAAAATGCTGTCCATTTGCAAAGAGCAGAATGCGGACAGTATACGTACCAAGTTCGGTACGATCATCAAGAAGGTAGACACTCGGTATTGGACAAGCGATTGGGACTCTATGTACCAATTCATCCAAGAACACGATGCGTACGCCCTACTTGAGCGACGGCTGCATCAAACCAACTTGAAACAGTTTTTAGAAGAAAACCCCAACCTGTTACCAATGGGTTTGCAAGCCGATAGTAAGTACACAATAATCGTTAGAAGGAGCAAAGCATGAGCAATCTGAGCATTTTTAAAGTAGATACCCCGGTATCCAAGCGAGCATCTGAAGTCAGTGAACTTACCAAGTCACTGAATACCAATACCAGTGGTGGACGCCGTATCTCTACCCGTGGCAACAAGTTCCGCAAAGTGGTTGGCGGTGAAGAAGTTGCGAAGCTCAACAGCAGCGAGCTGAACGTAATCATCATCAACGCTCTGCCCAAAGTGTCCCGCCAGTACTACGCTAACGCATACGATGCAGAAGCTGCACCAACCCTGCCGGATTGCTGGTCTAACCTTGGTGATGTACCCGATGCAGCAGCTGCCAACCCACAAGCCAGCAAGTGCATCTCTTGCCCACAGAACGTAGAGGGTTCGGGTAACCGTGGTTCTTCCCGCGCATGCCGTTACACGCGACGCATTGGGGTACTGCTTGAGGGCGATTCTAGCGGAGATATCTACCAAATCAACTTGGCTTCCAAGTCACTGTTTGGTAAGGGTGAGGGCAACACCCATCCGTTCGAGAGCTACATCAAGTTCATCTCGGGCAACAACAAGAGCATCGACCGCGTGGTGACTGAGATTAGCTTGGACGAAGACTCTGATGTAGCCGTCATGCAGTTCACCCCGCTGCGTCATTGCAGCGATGAGGAGATTGATCTGGCTATGGGAGCTGCCACCACTGCGGAAGCACATAGCGTAGTGCGTCTGACGGTTGCCGCCCGTGACGGTGTGAAGAAGCTGCCCCCGGTAGTGGAAGCTAAGGCCGCTCCCAAAGTTGAAGCCGTTGAGGTAGAGGAAGTAGTTGAGGCAGAAGTGGTTGAGGAACCGACCAAGCGTCAGAGCAAGAAGGCAGAGCCGCCAGCTGTCAAACCTGCAAAGAACTTGGCTGATGTGGTCAGCGCTTGGAGCGATGAATAAATGAGCAACGGGTACAGCGCAAAACTTATTCAACTAAACCGGAAGGCCAGCAAGAAGGGTCTTGGGGTTGCACTTGGTAGGGTTTGTATTGCAGTTGATTACCCGGTTAGCTCTATCGCTACACAGCTTGGGGTCAGCAGACAGACGGTATACAACTGGTTTGTGGGTCTATACGAACCCAAGAACCATGCGCCAAATGTCATTGCCATGATCAAGAAGCTGGAAAAGTACTCCTAAGCAGTACCACGTAACAGAGGGGGGAGAAATCCCCCCTTTTTTGCCCCCTCAAGAGACCCACATGCCGAACATCGACCTATTAGACAGAGTGCAAGCCGCCGACGGCTGGTTCGCTGTGCTTGGCATAAAAGGGAAAAGCGTACGACAGGTATTGGTTCAGACCCGTGAGGAACTAAACACAGCTGCAGCCGAGTTCGTTGAACAAAAACGCAATGCGTACTTTGGCTGTGCCAAGTTTACAACTGACAAGAACCGTACCAAAGATAACGTCCAAAACATCAAGTGCTTTTGGCTGGACATAGATTGCGGGGAAAACAAAACCCAAATCAATGAGATAACCGGAAGACCCGATGGGTACATAGATCAGGAAACAGGACTCAACGAACTCAAGCGGTTCTGTGATTTGATCGGACTACCCCGCCCCCTGCTAGTCAATTCCGGCAGAGGCATCCACGCATACTGGCCCTTGAGCGCACCTGTAACACGCGCTGAGTGGGAGCCGGTAGCCAACCGCTTTAATGAGCTGTGTATTTTGCATAAGTTCTATGTGGATACCAGCGTGTTTGAAGTATCGAGGGTGCTGCGTATTCCCGGCACGTTCAACTTCAAAGATGAGCCACCGTCTGAGGTGACCATCATCAGCGATTGCGAGGATATCGAGTACACAAAGTTCCGTGACTTGCTTGGTGTTAAAGAGTTAAAGAAGATCGACGCCCCCAAGCAGGAGCTAAGCGAGCTAGCAAAGTCTTTGCTCAGCAACACCACCATCAGCTTCAGTCGCATCATGCGTAAGAGTGCGAACGGTGAGGGTTGTGCCCAGCTTCTGTATGCCTATCAGAACCAAAACAGCATCAGCGAACCATTGTGGTGGGATGCGCTATCCGTTGCCCACCTGTGCGTAGACCGTGCTACTGCGATCCACAAAATCTCAGACCAGCACCCGGAATATGACTACGAAGATACTGAGTCAAAAGCCAGTACAACAAGCGGGGCGCACCACTGCACCACGTTTGAAAAGCACAATCCCGGTGGTTGCGAAGGTTGCCCGTGGAAGGGCCGCATCAAGACCCCGCTATCACTAGGGCGCGAAATCGTACGCCCTGAGAAAATTGAAGAACCCAAGGCAGTACTGATGGACGGCGGTGGGACTTATGTCATACCAACATATCCGTTTCCGTTTTTCAGGGGCAAGAACGGCGGCGTGTATATAGCGCCACCAAAAGAAGACTCCGAAGCAGAAGCAACCTGTGTCTACGAGCACGACATATATGTGGTCAAGCGCATGCGCGATCCCGAGGAAGGCGAGTTAGCCCTGCTTAGATTGCATCTGCCAAGAGACGAGGTATTTGAATTTACTGTACCTCTCGCAACTATCGCAGTAAAGGAGTCCCTCAGAAGCGTCCTCGCTGAAAAGGGTGTAGCCGGTTTGCCCAAGCAAATGGAAGGGCTTACGACTTTCATCATGATGTCAGTGAAGGAACTTCAATACAAGGCCAAGGCGGAGAAAATGAGAACACAATTTGGTTGGGCTGATAATGACAGCAAGATCATTATTGGCAACAGGGAGATCACCAAGGACGGCACATATCACAGTCCACCGTCCAAGGTTACACAGCAGTTTGCAGAAGTGATGTCGGCCAAGGGTACGTTGGAGAAGTGGAAGGAAGTCTTCAACATGTATTCCAAGCCGGGAATGGAAGCACATGCGTTCGGGGCGCTGACTGCCTTTGGTGCACCACTGCTTAAGTTCACCGGTCACAACGGCGCGATCATCAACCTGATCCACAAGGATTCAGGAACAGGCAAGTCAACCGTGTTGTATATGGCTAACAGCGTATACGGACACCCAGAGAAACTGGCAGCTATTTGGAAGGACACTCTTTTAGCGAAGATGCTTCACTTGGGTGTGATGAACAACCTGCCGTTTACCGTGGACGAAGTGACCAACATCAGCCCAGCTGACTTTTCAACATTAGCATACAGTATGTCCCAAGGACGCGGTCCAAACCGTGTTAAGTCACAGAGCAACGAGCTGCGCCAGAACAACACCACATGGCAGACCATATCATTGGCAAGTTCTAACGCTAGCTTCTATGAGAAGTTGGGACTGCACAAGAACAGCCCCGACGGTGAGATGATGCGTTTGCTAGAGTACAGAATAGAACCTAACAATATCATCCCACCCGATATAGCCAAGCACATGTTTGACCATCAACTGCGGGAAAACTACGGCATAGCAGGGGACATCTACTGCAGCCATCTGGTCAACAACTTGGAAGAGTCAGTTAGCGGGATGCTCGCGGTGCAAGCCAAGATCGACAAAGAGATGCGGCTTACGGCCAAGGAACGGTTCTGGTCATCAATCATTTCTTGCAACATCACTGGCGGTCTGATTGCACGGAACCTGAACCTGATTGACTACGACATGCGAGCGGTCTACAAGTACGCTATGGGCATGCTCCAAGAACTGCGGGAGGATGTGAAGCCCCCCGTGAGTGACGCATCAGGTGTGATTGGTGACTTCATCAACCGTCACATGCAGAACATCCTTGTAGTGGACGACGAGGTGGACAAGCGCAGCAACCTGAGCGCAGCCCCCACCCTTGAACCGCGAAACGAACTGATAGTACGGTACGAGCCGGACACCAAGAAAATGTACATCGCAGTTGGTGCATTCCGCAAGGACTGCGCAGAGGGGCAAGTGCACTACAAAGATGTACTGCAGCAGCTCAAGAACAAGGGTGTCTACGTTGGGTCTATGAACAAGCGGCTATCCAAGGGTATGAAAATCTCATCCCCCGGTGTGCATTGCCTGATATTCGATTGCTCGGGCAGTGACTTCATCGACGTGGAAGGCTTTGTTAGCGCGAGTGTGGACAGTGCTCGTAGAGCGGATTAGCTACAACATCAACTGGCGTAACTTCAGGCAGGGGACGTCGTTCTTCATACCCTGCTTGGATTGCACCACCGCTAAGCAAGAGATACTGCGTGTTACGAAAAGGCTTAAGGTAGATGTGATGATCAAGATCAGTATCGAAGATAGCGTCCGGGGATTGCGCGTGTGGAGGTTGTGACCTATACTTGTTTTGTAGGTCGCCATGACCTACCTCCTCGGAAGATAGCTCCTTCCAACCTTCCCCCCGCCACTTCTCCCGGCGGGGGTTTTTTATTGCAAAGGTGATCCAGCTTTGGACAGAGGAAGCGCGTAAGGAATCATATTTTCTGGGATGTAAAGCCCACGGAAAGTTTTACCTGTGCGCTCAGCGTAGGCTTCCACCGACCTATCAATTGCATCGGCGTCAATGACAACTTTGTCTATTGGATAACGGCGGTTGTGTTTAACTATATTAGCAAATGCTTTTTTTAGTTCACGCTTATCGCCTTCTTTATCAAAAACTATCTCATTTACTTTGTTCAACAACTCACGACGTTGATCCGTTGCTTTATCCATTTCTTTTTTAATAGCAAAGTTTGTTTCTTGTTGCCGCACAAGCCTTGCGGGAGGGAATCCAAGTACTTGAGCAACCAAATTCAACGTATTGATTTCTGATCGTTTGAGTATGTCGTCACCACGACGAGTCTCAGCGCTTTCCGTATCCATGCGATAAGCAGTAAGACTACCCTTAAAGAACGCTGGTACTAATTTTTCTAAGCCACGAACAATTTTTCCGTCATTTAAATCTTCCAACCCACTAACTAAGTTAGTTCCCGCAGACACCCCCGGCCCAAGGTTCTCAACAATAAAGTTAGTTGCAGTCCCTTTCCAGTCTTTACCGGGAGTAGGAGAACGGAACCACATACCATCAAACGAAGTACGGGAACCTATGTTCATATCGGTCAAAACGGATATAGGACCTTTTTCTAGCATATCACTGAGTCTATGCTTCCTATTGTCAATACCGGGCACTTCAATATGTCCAAAGTACTCAGGTAAAAATTCATAACGGAAACGTAAGTCGGAGTTTTCAGCTGTAAGAGGGTCCTTACGGCGACGGCGTTTATTGTCCTCGTCATCATCCCCAAGACTCTTTAACACCGCATCAATGGTGGCTGTTATTGTGCTGTAGCCGGGGAACCCAACAAGTCCGTGAAACATACCGCCCATCAAAAGCACACCAGTAAGCTTGTGCATTGCAGAAGCGCGTTCTTTTAGCGGTATGGTTAGACGAACGGAGTTGTAAAAGTTGCGAACAAACCATGAACTTTGAAACACAGAGTACATTTTGAACTGCCCAACAGTTCTACCCGCAGCGTTCTTTAGTATCCTAGGGCGGTTCATATTGTCATAGCGCCCAAGCAACTCATCTACAGTGCCAGAGGCTTTTGCAACCGAAGCGTCAAAGTCTTTGGTTTTGGCGTACTCCAGCTCAAACGTCATCATGTACGTAATTTCGCGGCTCATACGTTCAGCAGTGCCTATAAGCCCAGTAATAAGGCTATATATTTTACTAGCCGTTAATGCAGGTACATTAGTATAGGAATTGCTTGGGGTGCGATTGCTATTGGTAAGGACAGAAGTGTTAGTCAGTGTAGTAACTTCACGATCTACCGCTGCTTGAAATGCACGGCGCAACAATGGGTTCCCTAAAACCATTGAAGAACGCCCAATGGATGGTGCGTTATAAACAACGTCACCGTTAGCCTGTTTCTCTGTTACACCAAACGTGCGCCAAAACTGTACGTATTTTAAAAATTTAGTTGCAGCAGGGATGTATCCGTATTCGTTGTTCAGCGTAGGCATGACCATGATTGGTACAGAAGCCATCTGCGTAGCGGCAGACGCTGCGCTAGTAAGCAGCCATATAAACGCGAATTGATTTACACGGGTAGTA